CTTCCCCCAGTAGCCGCTGATCCTGCGCTTGCTGAGGTAATAGTAAAAGTGGTAGGAGTAGGTGTTGTAATAATTTCAAATAATTTATTTTCAAAATCGGCGTCTGTAAGTCCTGTACCACCAGGTAAAGTTACTGCATCTAGTAATATAATATCTCCTACGGATGCTCCGTGGGCCGTGGACGTTGTAATAGTGACCGAGGTTGTACCATCAAAGGTCCATGTAGCAGTGCTTTGTTTACGGGTAGCATCTAAAGGGGTAATGTCATAGAAAGCACCTTCAAAATAGATATACAGCATTTTATTAGTACCAATAGCCGCGTACCTATTGCCATCATTATCTACCCATACGTGCTGATCTCTCCCAGCACCTACTAAAAGATCACTTCCTAACTGAGACCATCCACCTATTTTTTCAGGATAACCATATCGAAACCGAGCATAGTCGGCGTTGACCCATTTTCCTTCGGCTCCAGTGTCTGATGATTGTTTATCTAAACCTGGTTGTAGTGTAATTTTATGAAGCATATAACTCTCCAAGAGTAAAATATACTACATTTAACCTATAATCAATTAGATTTAAAGCCTTTATACCAAGCAGGAAGTCCTAAAAATGGACGTTTATCAAATTCATTTTCTTTAGCTAGTTTAGAACCTTTTTTATTATAGTGTAAAAATACTTGCCCACAATTTTTTCCACTAAATTCTTCTCGCCAATGTTCAAGATCACATCCAGAATAAAGAAGCATATCTCCTGGTTTTAAATCTATTTTAATACCTGCCTGCCCTTTTTTACCGGTTGGATCTAAATAAATAGGCCAGGGATCTCCTCCTAAATGTAAAGTAGTGGAGACCTCACAAGAATATCTATCTTTATGTCTAGCAAGTATATCTCCTTGTTTATATATTCTTGCATAGGAATATGTAGGACTTAATTTAAGCGCGGTATGTTTTTCCATAACGGGTTGAACTTTTTGTAATAAAGTTTCCATAACTAAATCTGCATAATGAGAATAAGTATTAGGGACTTGCTGATCATTCCATACTCCCAAATATTCTGTAAAAGGTGATATGTATCTAGAATCAAATAAAAATCTGGTTACCTTTCTTTTATTTAGAAAATAAGCAAAACAGAAGTCTGCCATTTCTCTATTAATAGCTCCTTTTAACACTGTATATTTATTTTTTTTGAACGACATTTAATACTCCTTTCGGTATAGCCTGACAGTTAAAATGTATAAATCTAAAGGGTTCATAGCCCATATCCACCGCATACATATGTGGCAGATACGATGGAAAGAATATCATCCTTCCAGGTTTTACTGTATAATTAACTTGATTACTAGCATAAGTTATTTTAGCTGTGTCTTTTTGAGGTAGAAGATTCATTACATTCCCCGCTCTTGGGTCTTCGAATATAGGTCGTGATGTTTTCTCGCTGGCTTTTAAAAAATAGAATCCTGAGATATGACCATTCCAGTGAGTGTGTAAGGTATGGTGACCTCCCCCTTTTTTAGCAAATTCTTGAACCCACAGTTCTGTTAGAAAAATTTGATGATGAGTTAAATCAAAACCCATCTCTATCAATAGATTGTGAGCCGTGGCTCCTATATAATTTTGTAGGTCCAAAAAATGAGGGTCTCCTATTAAACTTGTTGAATGAAAAACATGGCCCATATCGCCATGGTCCCCAAACTTTTTATTTCTTTTATCTATATCTTTTTTTAAATTTTTCTTAGACTCTTCTATATATTTATCAGATGCTGTATTTAAATCTTTCACCAATTCAGGTGCGTCCCCAAACCATATAGGGCATTTAAAATAATCTTCTAAAGATAATTGTTTAGGAAATGTTTTAGCACTTCCACACGATATTTTTTCAAAGTCTTCTTTGCGTCTTTTATTTCTAACTTTCTTCTGTTTCTTTTTCATGTTCTCCTTTATTTATATGGCCACCCTAAATTCCAGATAACCAAACTATGTCTAGATCCTTTTTTAACTGGACATACTCTATGCCAAACAAACCCAGGAAACACAACTAAGGACCCTTTAGGTAATATTTCTTTACATTTTTTAATGTGACGTTTTTTATCCGGATCATAGTTTCTAAAATCAAATTCTAATTCACCACCTTTATAGTCTTTTGGATCGGATAAAGTTAAAGTTACAGATAGTTTTCTAATCCTGCCGTTTGCTGGGTCTTTACCGGGCTTTTGATAAGGTTTGTCCCAACCATCACAATGCCAACCATAATATTGCCCTTTATTATATTTTGTAAATTGACAAGATTCTGACCAATCCCATTGAAAATTCCATCCTGCATTTTGATTTGCTCTGTGAACATAGGGGTGAATTTCACTATATATCCACCTATCATTCATCCAGACCACATTGGAATCTCTTTTCTTTTTTAAATCTTTAATTTGTTGGTTACTTAATTTTTTAGGATTAGAACCTAGACCTCCTGTCAATGCCATTTGATCTTGTAGTTGTTTTCCATATCGTACAATATCATCACAGATTCTTTCAGGAACTGCTGATTCAAAATACCAAAAATAGTGTGTTAAATTCATATGTCTTTATACATTGATTTTATATTAATTAAAACACAGAGTAAAGAAAAATATTAATCTAGATCACTTATTTAAAATTTAAAATTAATATTATTCTCTGTTTTCCCTCCTCACAAAAAGAATTAGCGTGATAATATTGGCCATTAAAACAGATTATTTTACCTTGTTCCGGAGAGATAGTCTTTAAAACTTTAAAGTGAGGCTTTTCCTCCACCGGATATACTTGTGTATTTTTTTGATATTTTTTATCAAAAATTATAGTGTCCCCCGTGGTCTTATTTAGATACATTATACATACTTTATGAGATGAGGGCCAATCTACATGAGGATCAGAATATGCAAATCTTTTGTCGGCAAAAGTAAGATTTAAAGAACCTCTCAATATTTCCTTACATTTCAAGTTATGATCTTTTAGAAATCTTTTAAAAATATTTTCAAAAAAAGGAAATACTCCAGAATTAATCTTCTTCTCATGTCTTTTAATTAAGCTATGCGACATAAAAAAGAACTTATTAGTGGTAGGATTAGGATGAAGATACCAAGGAAAAGTATTCTTTAAAATATCTCTTTCGATGGTAATTATCTCTTCTTGTGTAAAAAATAGTCTACTTTCTTTGTAATGTAACATTCCTAATTAAGGTTGTATTATCAAATTTCCACTCGCTTTAAAAGTTAATAATGTACATCCCCCAGCTGGTGCCGGTAAAGTTGTTTTAGTATTCGCTCCTGCAGGTCCTGTTCCTGTTACACTTAATGTAGGTCCTGAAGGGCCCGGTGCTCTTAAAATAACGATTCCTGATCCACCTGCAGCACCATTTCCACCTCCACCTCCTCCAGTGTTAACTGTTCCTGCTACAGCGGCTACAGCATAGCTTCCTCCACAACCACCTCCACCTTGTCCACCAGATGAAACAGGGTCCGGAGCTAAATTTGTTTGGGCTCCACCTCCACCCCCAGCATACCATACTGGTGATCCCGTAATTGAATTAGGTAATCCTGCACCACCGTCTCCACCCCCTGAACCGGTTCCAGCTTGTCCGGCACCGCCGGCTCCACCACCACCTCCAGATGCATATGCCGGAGGACTTCCTCCAGCACCATTTCCTCCTGGATTTCCTTGGCCTGGTGGGCTCGCAGGTCCTCCAATTCCAGCTGCATTACTCGAGTCAGCGTAAGAAGCACCACCTCCTGAACCTCCGGCTCTTCCAGCAGTGATAGGGGCAGGTTGACTTGATCTACCTGATCCACCACCTCCTGTAGAAGTAATAGTTGAAAATACTGAATCATCTCCATCTGCACCTTGAGAGCATGGGGATGGTGCTCCTCCAGCTCCTATTACAATTGGATGAGTTCCATCAGCTAATTCAATTTTTGATCCACCGGGAAATGAAGTACGGTATCCACCTGCTCCTCCACCACCTTCAACGTTAGTTTTACCTCCACCACCTCCTCCAGCGACTACTAAATAGTCGAAGGAAACAGGAGAGGCTAATAATCTTGGCCATGTCCCTGCTCCTTGAGCTTGAAATTGTGATTGCATTGACCACACACCACTTGCTTTACATAATTCTTTTACGATGACTATTCCTGATCCGCCTGCACCTCCAGCTCCGGGAGCACATCCACCACCACCGCCACCACCACCAGTATTGACAGTTCCTGCTGTTCCTCCACTGCCAGGTCCACCACCGCCGCCACCACCGCCAGGGCCTCCTGCAGAACTTGCACTTTGACCACCACCTCCGCCACCACCAGAGTAAACTACACATCCTCCTGATAAATTACTTGGACTTCCAGCTCCGCCACATCCTACTTGTGATGTAGTTGCCGTTGTACCCACACCACCGGCTCCACCGCCACCGCCACCACCTCTATTTCTAGGTCCTGATTCTGTTCCATTTCCATCTCCCCCAGTATTTCCTTGAGGAGGAGTTGTAGCAGGATCATTTCCAGTTCCTCCAGCTACTTTACAAACTACACCACCTCCGCCACCACCAGAACCTCCGGGGCCTGGAGCTGGAGCACAGATTCCTCTTCCTTCTCCGCCACCAGTTGATGTAAATGTTGAAAAACTTGAATCACTTCCTTGGGTTGCTGCGGTTGCTCCAGGTACACCTGCGCCGCCAGCACCAACTACTACTGGATATGGA